AGAGGCGGCTCTTTGACGGCTTTTTTTGTTCGAGTAATAGTTGCTGCTTCTGCGTTTGACATAGTGGTCCTCATGGAGTGGCAGGGTGATTCCTGCCACTGTATTTACACAATTATATTACGAATTGTAAGCAATCGCAATACTCTTTGGCTTGGCTGACTCAGGAACTTCACGTTCCAGCAGCACAGTCAAGATACCATCACGAATGGCAGCACCTTTCACTTCCACATGCTCAGCAAGCGGAAATGTCTGTTTGAAATCTCTAGCAGAGATTCCACGGTGCAGATATTCGTGTTCTTGGTCTTTTTCAGTTTTCTTGGCACCTGTAATGGTGAGCAAGCGTTGATCAAGACTGATATCAATTTCGCCTTCAGCAAATCCAGCCACAGCCACTTCAATGGTCACGGTGTGATCACCGGTCTTGATCACATTGTGAGGTGGGTAGTTGGTTGAACTTTGAGTCTGTGTGACACGCTGTAGGTCGGTGAACAGATCGTCAAAACCAATACCAAATTTGTTGAATGCGGGGATATCGAAGGCACGAAGGTGCAGAGTTTTTGTCATGTTGTTTCTCCTTTAATAAGCAAGTATGACTATGAATGTAGACCCCACCATGGGCATCTACAAGTGTATTTATACATAAAATCTCAATGATTGTCAAGTTTCATCGGCTCGATCATTCTGTAGTTTCGGAGTTCCGGATGTTTAGGATTCCAAGTCAGGGCAAAAAAACTATACATCTCATCGGGCTCTAGCACTACCCTAGTGACATATTTTACCGTTTTGATTTGGTAAGCAATCGTATGCTTCTGATACCAGATCAGTAATTCTTCATGTAATATATGATTGACCCAAGCTGCTTGGCTAGGCTTGTCGTTGACTCCAAGATCAGCAGCAAGGAGATCAAACGCGATATACATCAGTCTGTGCCGTCTAACGCAGCAGGTGCTAGTACCATGCTGGGCTCGATCTTAACGACCTTGATGCCCATTCCTGAATAACGACGTAGATTAAACATGTGTGGTATCAAGGTGCGTTCAATCTCTGAATGCAAGCCTCTAGCACCTGTTTTGTTTGTGAGTGTGCGTTCTGCTATGAGATCCAGGGCAGATTCAGTGAACTCCAACTCCACGCCATCTTCTTTGAACAGCCAGTGATACTGTTCAATATAGTTGTTCTTGACTTCGGTAAGGATGCGGATCAAGTCTGCTTTTGACAGTTCACGCAGGCTTACCCAGTTGGGAAAGCGTCCCACAAACTCTGGAATCATACCAAACTTCACAAGGTCGTCCGGTGTGGTCATGTCCAGGTCTGTGTCTATACTGGCTTGTACTCGGGCATTAAATCCGATTGATGTGCCTTGCACACGATTCTTTACTATGCTGTCTAGCCCTACAAAAGCACCACCGGCAATAAACAAGATATTCTTGGTATCGATCTCGATCATGTCACCGCCGGGGTGTTTGCGCCCGCCCGCAGCACTCACGCGGCACACTGTGCCTTCTACCATTTTCAGCAGAGCCTGTTGCACACCTTCTCCGGATACATCGCGTGTGATTGAGGTCGATTCCCCTTTACGAGCGATCTTGTCAATCTCATCCACAAACACAATGCCTCTCTGTGTTTTGGCAATATCGTTGCCCGATGCAGCATACAGTCTGCTGATTAGACTTTCCACATCATCGCCCACATAACCTGCTTCGGTGATTGATGTTGCATCTGCGATGGCAAAAGGCACGTCAAGATATCGTGCCACACTTTTGGCCAGCAGGGTTTTGCCCGAGCCAGTTGGTCCCAACATCAGGATGTTGGCTTTGTCCAGTTCGGGTTCCGCTGTGGTCTTGCTGATGCGTTTGTAATGATTCACAATGGCCACGGCCAACATGATCTTGGCAGAGTGTTGGCCTATCACATATTGATCTAGGTATTTCTTCAACACCATGGGATCCATCTTGTCTGATGGTTGTGGAGCGATCTCCACCACAGGTGTTTCATCCTTGAGCAAGTCCTGGCAGAAGTCCACGCATTCGTTGCAGATACCTGCGTATTCACCCACGATGAGGTTCTTTACCGAGTCTTTGTTTTTGCCGCAGAAGCTGCAATTGGTGTGTGTTTCTTTGGTCATTTGGTATGTATGCGTTGTTCTATCTGATCGCGTTCGCTGTCACTAAGCATATCCGGGTCATAGCGACCTTGTTCAATTTCATCAATCAAGTGATCGATGTATGCTGTGTCGTAGGTGTAGTTTTCTCGATTGATAATGTTGATCCATTGATCGCCATTGTGTTTATATAGTTGGTTGGGAATGGCCGAGGTTAAAACATAGGTATCACCCTTGGTTCCTCCAGCAGGTAACTCTGTTCCAAAATTGGCTTCGGGTTCGCGATGTAGGTAGTCTATCCAAGGCAGTCGATCTATCACGCCCACATCCAGCAACCGTCGTTGGCGTTTGAGACTGTCTCGTGGATGGTCGGCTTTCCATCGTGCCTTGGCTGACTTGACTTCAGGGCTGTCTTCATCATCATCTTCTTCTGCTACGACTACTGGTTCTTCATCATCGGAGAATGGGCCATCCATGACATCACACTGGTTGTTAGGGCAGAACAATCCTATGCCGGGTGCATTGATCAGTTCTGTTGAGCACTTGTGGCAGTGGATGGCTTGGTAGTCAGTTGCTACGGTCTCTCGGATCTGTTCAAGCTGATCATTGGTGAGGGGGCCGTCATCTGGTTCGTAGTCCGGGACAGGCATGGACACAGTCGGCCAAGTCACATCAGCAACTGGTTCCGGCCAGGGTCGATTGTGTACATTTTCAGAAACATGTTCCTCAACTGGCTCTTCAATCTTGACCTTGGGCTTTTCTCTAGCCCACTTGAGACTTTCTGTAGCAGCCAACAACATCATGATGGCCAAGGGATCAAACACAAACACCAACAAGATTATGACCCAACGCACTGCTCGCTCTAACACATTGGTATCAGGGCTGTCGCCGTAGATCAGTGCTGCTATGTATTTGATTGGACCAACTTCGGCTTCCACCTTGCGAACTTCGGCCGCAATTGGAGCACGGTCTTGATTGAGTGCTGTGATACGCTTTTGGCTTTCTGCAATTTCCGCAAGCAGGCGCTGACGCTCTTTCTGTTGGCTGCGCCTAACAGCCACAGCCTTGTCCGCACCTTGTGTGTCTGAACTGCGACCCATAACCTGGTCCACAGCCTGGTCCATTTGCGTAAGGGATTTACGGCTAACATCTATATTCTCCTTTTCAGTCCGGATTTTCTCATCATACACGGCAATTTTGGCAAGGACATCACCACTTACCAAACTCTGATCGCTATGGGCCTTTGATAGGAAACCAAAGATACCCATGCTTGTGATCAACATCAACAACATCACAGCAGGAACCAAGTATAGTTTCATCAACCATCTGGCTCGATGCCAATACTCGTGCAGCCATATGGTCACAACAACCTTGGCCACTTCTAGTATTGATCCCATGATCATGATGGGTATCACTGCCGCGGCAAAGATAGCTGCCAGGCCTGCTATGCTATAGTAGGCAGCAATAACGCTGAGGCTCAAGGCCACAGCCAAGGTTATAAGACTGAGGAACATAAGATTATTTACCGGGTGGTGCGATGATAGTAACACCACACTTTATGGCCACCCATGTGCCAAACTTTTCGTCGGGCACATCAAACCAAATACGCTCTTGTTTTTTTTCGTCAAGCCAGATGTTATGGCTCAATCGGCGCTTGGCACCGGATTGTCCACGCCAGTTACGGCCATACAAGGCATTGGCTTCGCGGATGATCTTGTACCACATCTCCGTAGTGCCAATCTCCATGTAAACGCGGTGCATGGGCGAGGGCGTTTTTTCAAGCGAGTTAAGTGACTCAGACATACTCAACGCAGAGGTCTCAATGTTAACAGACATTTCTATATCCTTTCCAGACTATTTCTCATAGCATACTCCCAGGAACATCCTGGTTTTGATCTTTCGATCGAGGTCTCGGTCGCAACCTACGAGATTTATGTTCGAAGTGCTACGGAACAAGCAGGCATCTCGAGATTATGTTACCCTGCCCGCCCATCGAACAACTCACCTCCCCGCCCATGCCTAGCAATTGTAGCACAGACCAGGAAAGGTGTCAAGCCCAATCTGGTCTCGGATTATTCTTTTCTGCCGCCGAACAACTGCAATAGATTGATAAACAGATTGATGAAATCCATGTACAAAGTCAATGCACCGCGCACTTCTGCGGCATCACTGGTCTCTGCACTGAGTTCTTGACGGATTTGTTGTGTGTCGTAAGCAGTTAGTCCCAAGAAGATGATGATTGCCAAAGCCGAGATCACCATCTGCATCACAGTGGATCCGATAAAGATATTCACAATACTGGCAATCACGATAGCAATCAAGCCCACAAACATCATCTGGCCCATTGAGCTTAGATCTTTTTTGGTAAAATAACCATAGCCACTCATTACCCCAAACAGGATGGCCGCACCCATGAATGCACTCACAATCGATCCCATGGTGAACACAGCAAAGATCGTGGCAAAACTCAAGCCCATCAAGGCTGCAAAGCCATGCAAGCATAACTGTGCCACACCTTTAGTTGGATTGTTTCCTAGCACCATGCTAATACCAAATATTGCTGCCAGTGGTGCAAAGATCACAATCCACTTTAGGATGCCTGTAAAAAAGAATGCCAGCAACTCTGGGCTGGTTCCCACAAAGTAACTGACCAACATTGACACAATCACCGCCAGGCTCATGTGTCCATACACACGGCCCATAGCACTGTTGATTTCTTCTGCTGAACGATAATTTATAAAACCGTTTTCTGTATAATTTGTACCAAACATATCGTTCTCCTTATTTTCCGTTGGTGGCCACTGTGGGTGTAACTACTCCATTGATAACCAGTGTTTGACCTTTGAAGTTGGCAATGGCATCTGGCAACTTACGCATGGCTTCTGCTTCGGCTTCGGCCATCAGCAAGGGAATTGCCATTGGGTTGGCCTGCATGCTTTCGTTACGCTTGCGAGCTGTGGCCACTTTGACTTCTTCAGTCTTGAACTCGTTCTTGGCCTTGACCAATTCGTTAGCTGAAGCCACAACTGAGTCGGCTGGCACAATATTACGAATCAACACTTGACCAATCATGATAGTGCCATCCAACTTTTCTTCCGCCAGGATTCGAGTAATCTGTTCCTTGATTTCAGTTTCCATGGCCTGTCGGCTATCGGCCATGTCCAGAGCTTCGTACTTGCGAGCACTCTTGTAGATAGCGTTACGTGCAGCATTGAAGAGGTAGTTGTACATCAAGTAAACGTCACCATCGTCCACGGCGTGAAAGCTGCGATTCTTGCTGTTGTAGATTTCAGCTACCTGTGCTTGATTGATGTTGTAGGTGATCAAGGCATCAAAGTCTTTCATTGTGCTGTTGTCTTTGGCCAGTGGAGTCATGTTCTCAACTTTAACACTGATCTCTTTCACAGGGAAAGTGATCACAGTTCCAATGATAGTCTGATTAAACGAACCAGGCAGCAACTCACCGGTGTTGACCTGTTTGTCAAAGCCCACACGAAGGCCAACCTCACCAGTTTCAATACGAGTACAACCTGTGGCCAGCAAGGCTGCGGTAAGAACGGAGAGAGTCAAAATACGTTTCATTATGTTTCCTTAAAATAAAATTACGATCACAGTCATTACCAGAACAGTCAGCAATGACACAATTATACTGTATGCAATGGACTTTGTCAAGGTCCACTGCTCCAGGCCTGTCATGTTTCTCCAGGCAGTGATACCAAAGTGAATCACCACAGCAAGCACAGCAAACGCCAACCAGAGTCTAATCATGATACTAAACGTCTCGTTCCATCTCACAGGCTTCGCGCACAAGGCTCAAGACCTCATCCACATTACTGCACATGATCTTTGCATTCACATAGTCGCCTTTTTTGTTGCGTCCACCCACTTCTACCATGAAGCCATTGTCATACATGTTGATTGAAAAGTTCTCATTCACTTTGACCAACTTGTCGCTGATCTTACTTACCGTTTTTGCTGTTGCCACGCTTTTCTCCTTTTAAAATCTGTATCATTGATAACATTCCCAAGTGTTGGCATCATAATTCCAATGCCGTGTGTCATAGAATTGCAGTTCCGTTTCGTATCCAAACACACCCCACATGATTCTAGCACCTGCGTGGTCACCTTGTAGTGTCCATTCAAACTCTAGATTGATCAAGTTGCCAGTGCGGTATCCGTTGAACTCCCAGGCCTTGTTTCGAGAGATGGATCCTGACTTGTTCCACAGTATGTCCCACACCTTATTGGTCCGCCATGGCATGGCTATACCGAAGTTTAGATTGATCACACCACTTTGCCTAATACGCCGTAGATCAACTTATCCAGTTCTGCTTGATAATCGTGGTTGCCCAGTCGACGCTTGTGCCAGATTGTCTCCAGCAACAGTCGCATCTCATCAGCATCCACACCCCGGGTGTTGTAATCTCGACCACGGCTCTCTAACTCTTGGATCAGTTCGTCAGTGTCAAAATCTGACATGTCGACCTCAACATCAACTTCTTTATAAACGGTTTTGTATCTGCTCATAGTTTATCTCCTGCTTCAAATCCACGGAATCTCACAAATCTTGGGAACCGGAGGCTGTAGGTTCCGTCTTGGTTTTGCGAGACTGCGTCAGCTTCGACTTCAACCACATGATCAAGCAATGTACCGCGTGTATCCCAATACCGCTGGCGATCATCGTCGCTAAAACCGCTACCAACATTGACTCTGATGTTTCGTTCATTGTCTACTCCTTCACAAATTATAGCACCCAAGCGGTCCGCATTGCGACCAGTTCCTTGTTCAAACCCCACGATTGTGAGATCAACCGTTATGGTGGGCTTCCATTTCATCCAAAAGTCCGACCGCTTGCACTCGTAAGGTGCATCCAGATTCTTGATCATGATGCCTTCGAATCCGTTCTTCACAGCGTCTTGAGCATAGCGATTCATCTGATCATGCCCTTCGGCTGTGTCCAGATCTACATCATGCCCAGACATCACACGCAAACAATCAGTCTTGTCAAATCTGTTTCGCAGATTCTCCACCCACTCCAAGCGTCGGCTCTGTCGGGTGTTGCAATGACCTTCTTTGAAGTCATTCAACGGGATCAGATCAAACACATGATATACCATGCCTTCGGTTTGAGCATCGTTTTTGCGGTGTGCTTGACGCATGAGTTTCTGGAAACTTTCGCCCACGATCTCACCATCCAGGACTACGCCCCCTGGTCCCATACCACCTTTGACCGTGCCGTTGGCCACATTCATTAAAGCATCTGCGATGTGCGGGAAGTTCACAAACTCTTTGCCGTTGCGGCTGTACAAAGTCACGCTGATGGGAGTGACCACTGCTAACACCCGCACACCATCCAGTTTGACTTCCAGGCGTTTGATACCTTTCATCTTGGCCGGACGATCAGTTGAATCCTGTGCCAACTGGCATGAGAACACCGGGATGCGATATTGTGTCTTGCCCAACACCTTGTTCAGAGTCTTGTCCGTGATACCACAGCGCAGGTCTTTGCGGATCACTGGCACACATACCAAGTTCCACTCGTCGCTGTCGAACTCTTCGCTGATTCTCTGTATCATGTCTCTAGCTGTGTGCCCGGTGCTGGAACGTGTGCGTAGTGATTCCAGCAAGCCCCAGAACCTGGGCCATGGATTGGCACGACCCGTGAGTCCTGCGGTCTCGGGCAGTTGCTTCACATGGAAGGTATAGAAAGGATTGTAGGCTTGATAGCAGTTGAACAAAAAAGCCTGTGCATCGGCACTGCCCAACTTTGCAGCCATCAAGGCTTTTTCAATAACCTTTTCCTTGTGGAGGCGGCTGTCGGATTCAGCCAGTTCCGTTATCCAGCCAGACGACATGGTGCCCTCATAGCGTGGATCATCAATGTCGTATGTGAATTCATTTGTCATTATTTACTTCTGTTGTTGCTTGGTCAATGCACACACAAACAGGAACTGATCGTATGCTTCTTTCACAGCTGGATTGGTCATTAACTTATCTGCTTCTGCTATCATGGCATTCACACCAGCTTCTGCTAGATCTCTAGCACTGCCATGATTCAATGTGCATAGATCACTACCAAACTCTCGAGCCAGTTTCTTCCATGCTCGTTGTTGGCCCAGTGTAATGGGCGTTTGTTGAGGCTTTAGTTCACTGGCCATATGTATAGCACGAGCAATCTCATCCTCTGCCACACGCCCAGCAGCAATCATTGCAGCATAGTTAGGGTCGATGTTGTATCTACGACTCTGCCCACCTGGATAGCACATGACAATATGAGTACCTCGGGAGAAACTATCTGTCAAGTCGCTATCGTATTCAGCCACAGGAACATATTTCCTGCCCACCTTTTCGTAATAGACTTTTTTTACCATGAACTGTTGTAGAACACTCGAAGTCCCAAGAACGCTTCGGCCTTGGCTTCACGCACAAATTTGAGATCATCTTCTCGATATTCGTCGTCGGCGTTGTTGCCGAAAAAGAATCCCGAGGTGCCAGGCAACTTCTTGTTGCGGATATCCTGTTCCAACTGATCAAGGTCTTCCCAGGTGAGTTCAAGTTCGTCGCCGTTGAATTCACCTGAATTGCCTTGGGATGCCCACAAGCGATGCATCCAGCCGTGCAGGTTGGGATGCTTGCGCCAATACGCGATCTCGCGTGGCTCGGTTGCATTGGGATTCACCATTGCACCCTTTTCTTTGTCCCAGTGAGCACCCTCGCTGAATTCTGCCTGGGCACCGGCCTTGGCAGCCACATACGCATACATGTCCAATCCCATTATGGATTCTCCTTTTTTGGCACTACACCATTTTTTAATGTTTTCATCAATTGCTTATTACGCTCATCTTGTTCTTTGCGAACTCGCTTGGCGTCAATGTTTCGATCAACCACCATGCGGTCATATTCTCGTGCCCACATGATACCTTGCATGAACTGATCGGCACCTTCAAGTGAGCCAGCAAACAAAATAGCATCACGAGTGTAGATGGGCAGTGAGTCCGGATAGCAAGGCACCAATGCCACATGGTCCGCTTTATAATCATCATGTCGGTAAGGGGCAAACTTCATGCCCAGTGTGTGAGCTTGATCCTCGAGCTCACGGATCTGTTTGATTGCTGCCCAGCCTGCCATGATGTTTACTTGGTGCCGTAAACAGCCTGCATCAAAGCATCTACTTCTGCTTCAGTCACTACCACAGGTGCCTTCACAGCAGTCTTGACTTTTGCAGTCTTGACTTTGGCTTTGACTTTAGACACACGCACCTTCACAGTGCCTGCAGGCTTGTCTTTGGCTCGGGGAGCCACCTCTGCGCGGAGAACATCCTGCACATCAGCAAAAGCAGGCAGGCTCAACAGATGTGCTACCGCACTGACCTTGTCCATTGCAGAAGGCAGTTCAACGATGTTGATAGCGGTGTCACCCAGTTTGGCCAGTTGCTTGGCACGAGCGTCAGAGTTAGCAAAACGAACCTTGACATCACCTTTGAGAACGGAAGTACCAGCGAAAGTAAAAAGCATAAAAACTCCTAAAGTTAACGAATGAAATGTATTGTAAACGAAAAACGGTTTCAGGTCAATTGAAATTTTCGGATGTAATGTGTTCCAGATCTTCGCCATGGAAGTCAGTGTAGATGCCCAGCACATGCCATCGCAAAAACTCTTTGATTTGAGCATCTGTGGGTGTTACACCGCCGTAAATCTCAGCAGATCGTTTGATGTTGTTGATGACATTTTTGGGGACGTTAATGGTAACTTGCATTTGGAACTCCTGTTTGTTGCTGTCTATGTGTGTATTATAGCAGTTTGAGCAATACGGGTCAACCGATTTCACCAACTTCAGTTGCGATTTCATCGTCTGCTGGCATGCTTTCCAGCACATCATACACCATGCTCAAGGGGATGCCCAAGCGACGAGCGATGCGAGTCGGGTGCTCGCCCTCCGCCAACATCTGTTCGACTTCCATGTACAGATCAGACATCTTGCTCATTTTTGATTACCCCAAATAGTTAGTGTGTACGATTACAACAAGGGCCAGATAGGCACCAACTACAATGCCAACTATCAATCCTAATAAAAACATCTTCGGCTCCTCGTTGCGTATGCCCATATTATAGCAGTTCGAGCAATACCGGTCAACCTCTAAAAACCCCGTGTGCCAGCAGTTGTGTAAATACGCAATGAAGATTAAATTTTTTAACAACGCGCCGACAAAATCTCGATTTGGTCATGATGGATTCTATATCAATCCTTCTGTTTATTATTTACGGCATTGGTATAACTTGTATGGACAAGGTCAGATTGAATGGCTCATGCCCGAATTTTTTATTCTAGATAGTCTAGAACAATCAGTAGCAGATTGTCAAGAACAGCAACCAGATGTTATAGGACTTGGTGTGTATACCTGGAATGCCCAGTATCAATATTCATTGGCTGAAAAAATAAAAAAAGCATTACCAAATAGTCTGATCGTGTTAGGCGGCCCAGAACTCACTGCACATACCATCCCGGGGTTTTTTGCCAAACATCCTTATGTGGATTATGTGGTATACGGCGATGGTGAACGACCTTTTCAACAGATCATTGATCATAAACTAGGACTCTGCGATTCTGCAGATTTTGTAAACATCGTAGAAAATATCAATAACACAGAAAAAATACATCCATATGAAATGTTGAAAGATCCTCTCTATTACAGCATCAGTGCATATATTTCTCAGAAAGACTTTATTGAAGACAGCATCACGCACAGCAAAAGTAAACTGGGTGCCGATGCTAAATTCAGCATTGGATATGAGTTTGCTCGTGGATGTATGTATAAATGTTCTTTTTGTGATTGGTCACAAAACCTCACCAAGAAGGTGGTAAGGCACAAGCACAGCTGGAAGGAAGATATTGACTATTTTCACGAGTTAGACGTGGTCATCAGTGAAACCGATGCTAACTTTGGTCAATGGGAAGATGACATAAAAGCATTCGACTATGCATTGTCTCTTTATGATCCCAATCGATATTTTAAATTCAAAGTTAGCAATACCAGTAAATTAAAAAAAGATGTTACAGAATACATCATACGTAAAAGTGCAGAAGTGTATGGACATAGTCATACAACCGTAAGCCTTCAAGACATCGACGAATCTATATTAAAGGCCATAGATCGACCCAGTGTCAGTTGGGAGTCACATAAATCTCTGATTCAAAATCTACGCCGCACAATGCCCGATCAAGTGATCACCACATCTTTTATTGTAGGGCTGCCTGGACAAAGTGTGGAATCGTTCAAAGACACTATGGCCAAGGCCCTAGACGCAGGCAGTGATATTTTAAAGGCCGACCATTGGGTCATGCTACCCAATAGCCCGGCTGCGGACCCATTCTATCAAAAACTGCACAAACTAAAGGTAACCGATGTATGGACTGTGAACGACATAGATGTTGATCTAACCGTGGACAGTTTGGAAGATGTATATGCAGATATCGTGGGACCAAAAAAATTGATTCACCTGATGTCCAGTGGTCGGTATGTCACTGCCAATCGAGACATGCAATACCGAGAATTTATTTTGATTTCAGCTGCTCTCAGAGAATTAAGTCAGATGCCTCAACGACTTATAAGAAACCGCAGCGAACAACAGATAAAAAATGTATTAAAAATTATATTTGACAAAGCTGAAAGAGAGATAAATCATCAGATGGAATTTCAGCAACCATTGATTGACAAATATGGATTTATTGTCCATGGGCAATGGCTTAACAAACACCTGTATTCCTGGTATGATTATACTAGTAAAGAACCCAAGCGATTTAGATTTGAATAAAATTGTCATAAAAAAACCCTGCAATGCAGGGTTTTTCAAATAGTGCCGCGAATTAGAAGTTGAATTCCACGCCCACACCGTATTGGTTCACATCAGTAGCAGCGTCCAGGTAACTCCAACGACCATGGAAATTCAATGCTTTGTTCATTGCATAGGTTACTCCTAAACCACGACCAGTCACACTGGTGTTGGTCTGACCGTATGTGCCTTGAACACTAACACGAGCACTCACAGCCTGGTTGATACCAACGCTGGAACCTGTTGTGCTTACATTGGATACTTTGTCATCGCTGTACATGGCAACCACAGTGGTTCCGGTACTAGCCAACTTGTATTTCACACCCACGATGGTGCTGGCGCTGGTGCTGCTGTCATCATAACGAGCCACTGTGGCAGACACAGGTCCCAAGGTGTAACCGATGCTACCAGTTTGAACATTGGTAGTTCCAGCAGTTTCACTATTGGCCATCACATATTGTCCGGTGAATCCAGCGATGTTGGCTGTGTTCACAAACACACCATTTTGCAGTCGGCTGCCTTGTGCAGCATGGATTGTGGCAGCAATGGTGCCATACGCATTGTCCAGTGCGTCATAGTTATCCAACACACGTGCCACACTGTGCTTGTCACGGCCCAGACCCACGGAACCCAGGCTGTTGCTCAGGCTAAAGATGGTGGTACGATCGCCCAGGGTGGTAGCACTTGGTGCATCCACGGCCACGCCTGTTTCGATCACAGCAGCAGCAGTGATACCATCGCCCACATCAGCAGAGGCTTTGACACCAATGCGGCTTGAGTCATTGGTCAAGCGTGTGAGAGCACTGGCAGTGCCCAGTGTGTATGATTCTTGATATTCACGCACTTTGCCGTAGACACTGACTTGGGGAGCGGTTTGTGCTGACACAGCAGCAGCGGCCAATGCCAGGGCCAAGAGTAAAGCATATTTCTTCATGAAGTTTTTCCTTTTTAAAAATTGTAGATGTGCTCGAGACACAGTCTTACTTATTGAGTGTACTGGTATTGACACTAAATTACGACCAAATTGGCTGCTTCCGCGTCTGAATAGGTGGAAGGAATCAAGTTAGCCTGCGGTGGAACTGTGGCCGGCGTGGCTGGAATGTTGGTATCCACACCCACATTCACTGCACTCAATGCAGCCACATTCCTTCCTTCTCTCAAGCAGGCCACTATGGCTTGGCCACCTTGACTGTCAAGATTGGCCACAATTTCGAGGAATTGGCTAGGGCCGTTCTCCTGGGTGTTGAGACCATAGTTGGGTAGACTTTGTACAAAACTCATCACTGGACCGCGGCCCGAGGTCAACAAGTTGGGGATATCTATGCTGGCCAGAGCCAGATTGTTATTCTCTGACACGATACTCGACGCCATGTTGGTGAAGTTGGCATTTAGGTTAGCACTCTGGGTAGGGTAAGAACTTTGGATACTGGATACCTCCGATGACGCATTGCTGATCAATGCGCTCAATGCAGAATTTACATTTCCGTATGTTCCTGCTCCGGGACCTGCAGGAATCACAATATTCCCAGTGGCTGAATCATAATAGTCGCCGTTTACAGTATTCTGCATTCTGTTGTAAGTCACAGTTAATGTGCCCAGTATCCCTGCGGTGGTCATTGAATTGATGGTAGTGGTCACATTGGTGAGATCACTGGTGAATGGTATGCCCACTGCTGCTCCCAATACATCAGACAGTACCAATGTACCATTAGGGCCAGTTCCTGTGGCATAGGTATTGGCATAGAATCCAGCCACCGATGCAGGCACTGCCTGTTGCAGTGCAGATATTAGAGGCAAGTCTCTAGTGGTCTCCATGCCACTGAATGCTGCGGCCAGTTGAGGCAATGTGAGAGTACTGATATTTTTAATCTGCTGTAGACTGACCTGCATGGCTTTGTTTGCCAGGGCCTGGTCGGCGGGTATGATCCTACTGAGTCGTTCATATGTGATGGTACCCGGTGCAGCCAAGGTCAACACATACTGTGGCAAATAGATCAGCAATTTTGAATTCACCACGCCTTGGCTATTGTCGTAAATAGCCCGCAGCACACTTGTGGCATCTTGATTGTAAGTTCTCACAGTGAGACTGGGAAAACTGTTGGGGAAAATCTTTACAGGATTCAACAGGTCTGCCATGCTTGTGATGTTTGCAGTGGTCACACCAAACACAGCCAACACTTGTTCCAAAGCCGTGCCTGTGATATTCTGCATGCCGATGTATGCCAATCTCTGCACATTGGTATCAACATTCACACTGGGATCGGTGAGATTGTCAATGCTGGCTTGATCCAGTCCGGCCTGTGTCAATGCGGCGCTGATTTCAGGAGTGATGTTGGTCAGCGTGACCAACTGACGGAACACAGCCGCAGGCGATCCAAAGTTTCCTAGATTGGCCAGATCAATCAACTGTCCCAGCGCCGCAAGATCGGTACCAAATGTGTTCATGGCCAGAGTGGCATCGCTGAGATTGCCAGTGATCAGACTGTTCATGCTAGTAAAGGTAGAACCAAGATATGTTTGACTGTTCACACTGGTATTGATGTAGTCATTGGCAGTGAGTATATAACCTTGGGCAGAAGAGAAAACCTGTGCAAACACAGTGACATTGCCATTGCCAAGATAACTGTTGCCTTGAGAAGTTACCACGCCGGTGAATCCCGACAGGGCATTGGTTCCCAAATTAGAATAGGCCGCAGGTGTATTGTCGGCCAGGGCCGGTACAGTGCCCGAGCAAAAGGTCACCATGTTGCTCAATGTGGTATTGCTGATGTTGGCGGCAGCATTGGAATAAGCAGCATTCACAGCAGAAAAGTAACTGGAAATTAAAGTGGTACCGGTATAGCTACCAACAGCCGCGATCCATGTGTTGGCTATGCTCACTCCACTATTGTTGCTGAGTGTGGCGCCGGCAATCATCTGTAACGGTGTCAATACACTTGTAACCATGCGTTATCCTGCAAACACGTCCGGGCTGCCCTGTGATACGGCAGTGCATCCTGCTAGTGGATCGCCCACTCTGGCCAAGGGTTTTCCATTTACAAAAACTGTTTCACTTCCTCTAGAGATCGAAGCAGAATGGGGACTACAGGGTGGCTTGCCCGGTCCAGGTCTTAGATGCGGAGTGCTGCCATCACCTTGCCTGGCCGCGGCAATACTGTTGATGAAAACATCTCCGCTGCCGGCCGAGATGGTATAACCACTGCAATGTGGAATTCCTTGATCACCTTTTCTAGCTGCTGCGGGCATGTTCAATCTCCATGAGTCGTAAAAAGAGATCTGACCAAGTTTCGATCTCTTCATGCTGCTGGGGAGTATGCGGCTCAGGAGGTATCTCCGGAAGAAATTCTATCACGTGGTCTAGATCATCAGGGATATCTTCATACCGATCATACATCTCAAGCAGATCGCGCCGCATGATCACAAATCTATGTCCCATACTTTATTTATGGGCACATGATGTCACACCAACTGAATACTGGTGGTGCTCTGCATGTACTGGTCAGCAAAGGCCTTGTCGCTGGCCACAGCCACTGTGACAGTGGTTTTGCTCAAGGAGATATCCTTGTCCGGTGACACAGTGAACAGGTAGGGCATGAGCCCAGGACCCTTGGCACCCATGGCAATCACCATGGGCTTTGAAAGTTTGTAGTGAGTGGCTGTTTCTTCGTTGAGTCTGGCTACCAGTTCCTCACCTGATGTGAGTTTGAATGTGACCACTTCGTTTGCGCTTACACCTTTGTCTATTAGCATTTAATCTCCGTATCCGCCGGCGGTTTCTTCGATGTATTTTCTCAGTTCTGTGAATCCGCCAACGTGATTGTTGTTCACAAAAATCTGTGGTACTGTTCTTGCTGTGGGCACTGCTGCCAACAGATCTTCTCGGGTGTACCCGTGCCCGATTTTGCGTTCCTCATATGCGATGTTGCGTTGCTCTAGTAGAGCCTTGGCTTGATCGCAGAAGGCACAGTTGTCTTTTGACCATACTATGGCTGTCATTGTGGTTTCCTTATAGATTGGGCAATTGGTCGTAGTCAAGGCTTTCGCTCATGACGCCGATAACATAGTTAGTTGATTCGTTCTCTTGCAGTGCAGTTTGTTTCTTGGATGTGTCCGAGTGCTTGTTGAACCACGGAATAGGTGTGGTCCTGGGTGCTGCGGATTGATACTTGATACCAATGTCCTTGAGTGCGCTCACTGCTGTGTAATCCACAAAGTCTTTGAGAATGTTGGCATTGAGACCAATCACTGGTCCTTTGTTGAACAAGTAGTCGGCCCAGGTTTTTTCTTCGCGAATCACGTCCAGATACAGTTGATACACTTCACTTTCACATTCCGCTTTGGCTGCCGCAAAGCGTGGATCTTCTTTGACCACCTGGTTGATCAAGAACGCTGTCCACTCTTTGTGTAACAATTCGTCCTGCAGGATCAAGCTGATGATGTTGCCGTTACCGATGAAGATCTTGTTTTCCACCATGGCCAGGCTGGTGGCAAATGAAACCATGAATCGGAATGCTTCTAGGGCATAGCTGGCGTTCAGTGCCAACCAGATTGCTCGAACATGGCTTTGTTCTGTGACTGATCCTGGGTTGACTTCTTTGAAGCAGTTCAGTTCATGTAGTTTATCATAGTAGTCGCCCACACTGCTTGCCATGTCCACAATCTCTTGTGTGTCGTGTATGGTGTTGAACACTTCTTTGGGCACATTGTAGATGTTGCGAATGATGTGGCTGTAACTGCGACTATGAATGTTGGTCTCAAAGAAACTCCAGTTGTACATCAAGGCTTCTAGTTCAGGCAAACTCACACACGGAGTGAATACCTGTGCTGGTCCCCGACCTTGCAGACTATCCAGGGCTGTTTGGCGTAGTAAATTGCTAGTGAAGATATGTTTCACAGCATCCGACGCATCTTTGAAGTCGTTGGCATCCTTGCTGAGACTGATCTCTTCGGGCACCCAAAAGAATCCACGAGCAGTTTGCTCGATCTTTTGTATCTTGTTGTACTTGACTTCTTCAAAGCGTTGGATCGTGACCGGACCTGCAGGATCCAAGAACATCTTGCGATTGAGATAATCGGTTCGTGTGGTTAGGTTGTATTGTGCTTTTGACATGTTATATTTCCGTTTGTTCTATTGTAAATTGTACACCGGTCTCGTGAATCCATCGGTCCCAATATATCATCCAGGTAGGATCAGCTGGTTTACCAGTGTTGAGAGAATCTTTATCTTTCCATACATACCCATCATTGGTTATCTGCACATTTCCTTGATCGACTACTTGTTTTCTAAATTCTTTTTGTCGTATGTCCGCTTGACGAAATTCATCTTGCTGTTCCGTTGACAAAGTTTGTATCCAATCATGAAATTGGATCTGCGCTACCCCCGGGGCCCAAGTGTATACAAATTTTGATAGTATTGGCATTTGGACATTCCAAAGTTTACTCGTATCGTTGAGTAGAATCCATGTCTCTGAATATGATACTCAATTCTCTTGCTCTATCTATCAAAGGTGTATTACTTTTATAATCACCGCTGGTCTCTTCTGCCCAGTTTGCATACACTTGCAGTGCCAAGGCAATGATTCCATTGTCATTGTTTAATACTTCATCTGGGTCGTTGTTCATGTTTGGTTCCTGTGGTTAGATTGTATTGTGCGTTTGACATATTATATTTCTGTAAGAACTCCGTTTACTCGTATGCCAGTGTCGGAGTTATATCTAGTGTAAAAATCCATGCATTCATCATCTTGACGCTTGCCTTGTTGTTTGGCTTGTTCATCTCTCCATATATAAGCCCCTGTGTCTATTTCTATACTCATGAGCCCGGCATCAATGGCCTCTTGACGATATGTATCGGCCCGGGCTCTGGCTTGATGAAATCGTTGTTGTTCACTTTGAGGTTGCCGACTCAGCCATACCTCAAACGGAATAGGATCTATTCCTGTAGTTGTTTCCATTATAAATGTTTCTTTTATTGGCATTTAAAGTTTACATGCTTCGCAGTCTTCTGCGGCATCAAAATCAATGGGCATGAGTGGTGCATCTTCAGCAACCTCTTTGCTGCCTTGTTTGTTGATCAGGCTGTAGTAGAAAGTTTTCAACCCCCACACATGTGCCTGCATGAGATTCCGAGCAATCAGTGTGGTAGGTACTTTGCGATCTGCAAAGTGTGCAGGATTGTAGAATGTGTTGGTACTGATCGATTGATCC